TTGTCGGCCAGTGTTGATCCATCGCTTGATTGGATTGTAACCGTTTGTGCGGCGGCCAACGCTTCTTGATTTTTTAAAGATTCCTGCACACTAAATTGTTCGTTGTGTGTGAACGTTGGATGTGTGGTCTTAGAACTGATTACAGTTTGTCCACCTTCGTATCTGAATAATTGGAAGTCACCCACGTTTGGTGTGATGTCTGACTGTCCGTCAACTGATTGCTCAGTGATGTTGTACTGCGTGTAAAGTGTTCCAGCAGTCAATCCTGTACCACCGTTCGATGGATCTAGGTTGTAGATCGCTGAATGGTTAGTGGCATACAATGGAGCAGACACTGTTCCAAAACTAGCACTTGATGAACTGTAAAGTTTGGCAACAATGTTGGCGCCTGAGTTAGCGTTTGTCGTCTTGAACCATACCGAACCGTTTGGTCTGTCTTCATCTGCTGTCTTCCATGTAGGTCTGTTTGTGTGTTTAGCCTGTAGGAATTTAACACCGTTGTAAGTCTGTGCTGTGATCCCCAAGTCACTTAACAGTGTACCTGTACCTGCTTCGAATTTGATTGTGTTGTCGCTTGCCACAGAAGAATCACTGAAACCTAGACCGTTGTGGAAGATTTCTAGATTGCCTGTTGTAGCATTAACACTTGCTGATACTCCAGGAACATTGGCGTTAGTGAATGCTGTAGCCACGTCCGAAAGTGCGTTGCCGCTCGGTGAAACTTGAACGCTGTTCACATATATTGAGTGACCGCTTGTCACTGTTGTACCTGAAGCAACTGTAATTACAGGTAAGCTCAAGTGCCATGCGCTTGATCCTAATTGTACCCAAGTGTTGCTTGAAGTTTTCTTGTAGATCTTGTTTGAAACATGAGTGGTGTTGATCGCATAATCTCCCTGTGATCCCACTGATGTTTTTGGTGCACCTGTTGACACGTTACCTACCAGGTCGGTAACTGCTGTGATCAACGTTGGTGTGATTGTTGTGAATTTCTGATCAGTTTGGCTCCACTCAAAGATACCGTAACTGGTAGATGCAAGGTCAAACCAGTATGTGCCATCTGTTGGTGCCGCTGTCGGTGCCGATGCACTTCCTATCAATTCTGAAGTGTCAACGTTGGCTCTTAAGACGTATGCTCTGTTGGCTATGCCTAAGAAACTGTATGCGGCCTGTAGACCCCATTCATTCAATTCATAACCGTGTAATGAATTTCCTGCTGTGTCTGTGTAGAATTTTGGATCTCCAAAAGTCTCTGTCAATTCTCTCTGTGATGAGATAAGGTAAGCAGTGTTGGCGTTGGCTGTGGTTGTTCCTGCCGCAGTTCCGTCTCCCGCTCCGTTTGCCTTATCCTGTGATGATGCTACTATGAATAGTGGTGTTGTACCCGCATCTGATGGTACGTAGAAACTTTCGTTTATTACTGAAACCTCTACTCCTGGTGATGTTAAAGCCATTTTTCGTATTCTCCTTGCAAGTTACGTGTATACTAGAGTTATTTATTAGATCATACGGTTTTTACGACAAAATTTACCATTTTCCTGGTGCCTATATAGGCGACGTAAATATGCTTATGCGATACAAGGACAGACCCATATGTAAACAGTGCAAAAGCAAACCTAGGGCCTATGCCTACCAGCGATATGGCAGGGTGTACTGGCGTAGTCTTTGTGATACCTGCAACAGGAAAAAAGCAGGTAAGAGTGTTGGGGGTGTGACTCCACTACAAAGATCGGGATACAGAAAACACAAGAAGTGTGAGCTCTGTGGATTCAAAGCACAGCAGGTCAATCAATTGGATGTGTTATTTGTGGACGGAAATATGAGGAATACTTCTTCAAATAATTTAAAGACGGTGTGTGCCAACTGTCAACGTCTAAGCAGTGTGCGTAGACTTGGTTGGCGTGTGGGAGATCTTGTTGCCGACGATTAAATCATCGACTTTTTTAAATAGTTCTTGCTTTGTGCCGTCATTATCTATGACGTGATCAAATTCCCAACCCATCCAGTCCCACTCTGATTTGTGGGCACCACGTTCCTGCATTTGTTCTCGTGTGGGCAGTTCGCCACGTTTCACGAGTATTATTTCACCGCCGTGCTCTTTGATGGTTTTCAATTCGTTCTGGAATCTTGTGTCAGAAATAACTGTTGGTTCACCGTTGTATCTCGACAGACAACTGTCAATCCATATGGCATCGTGCATGTGCTGTCTCATCACTTCAGTACCGAAGTGTTGTAGCACCCATCTCGGTGTTACTGTCTTGCCAAATTTCTTTGACCAGAACTCGTCGGGCTGTTCCCTCCACTGCCTGCTGTCGTCACCGTTGCCTTCCAGCATCTCGCGATCCCAGTTGAACATGGCACTGACGGCATCCTTCAGACTTTTAGCGAAGGAATCCCTGCGGAATCCGTGTTTTTGCTCTAATCTTTTCGAGACAGTGTCTTTACCAGAACCTATTAATCCTACCACTCCTATCAGCATAGGGTTATTATACTATTTTTTTAGACGTTTTTCAATCTCTTTGATTGCTTCTTTGACAGATTTCAGGATGGAAATTCTCAGGCCTTTCTTGTGCTGTTTCAAGGCCATGATGCTCATGTTTTCCAGATCCTGTACCAGTGTTTCTAGTTCGTCTAGCGTGAGGTCAGAATAATTCTTATAATTGGATTTTTCCATCAACACTATTTAGATGTGATCTGATTGGAATTAACCAATAACAAAACTGTGTGGTGTGCCACCTTCTTGGAAGTTGCCAATCTCTTGGTCAAGTCTTTCCATCTCGGCATTGCCTTCGTTCTTAAGTGCGTCACCGTTCAGCGTGGTCCCACCCTGTGGTCCTGCTATGGTGTTGAACTTGCCTCTGGCCTCGCCCAGCATCACCTTACACACCGCCAGCGTGTAATCCCTGATCCATGGTTTGGCATAGATGTCTTTGAATAAGGTTATGTCCGGTCGGTAGTTGTCGGTGTGCATCAGCACGGTCTCGTTGTCAGCCCTCGGTCTTTGTGTGATTGTCAATTTTTTAGTTGCCACATCGAAGTGGAACTGTATGAAACTACCAAACATTTTTCCAACTAATTCTTGATAACTTGCGAAAGCGTAGTAGGTTGCCAGTCCGCCTGTAGCACCCGCCCTCAATAGATAGGTGTTGGTGTAGGCCAGGTTGAACGGTTCGAACAAGGTTCCGCCCTCGCCGCCTTCTGTCCTTGACCCCACGGTCCTCCTGTTGAGATTTCTCACATTGATTACTTCGTCTGGCAGTATGTAGGAATTTTGATTCTTCTTCAGTTCTAGGAATGCGTATGATTCCTCCACAGCATTAGACGATCTCTGCCTGTATCTGTTTGTGGCTCTTTCCAGTGCCGTTTGGTAGTGTTTTGGGTCCAATTCCACATCGATCATGCCCTCACCGAGGTTGTTCTTCACATAATCAAATATCTGCTGTTGGCCTGTTTGAAGTTCTGACATACTCATATTTATTGCTTTCGACTATACAATAAATATGTATGATATGCCTAGATTGTCGATTTTCAAGCCCGAAAAGGGAAACGATTACAAGTTCTTTGACCGCAACATAAAAGAGATGTTTACGGTGGGAGGAACGGATCTACACTTCCACAAGTATCTGGGTCCATACAATCAAGGTGACACGAACAAGGATGGTGCCGCAAGCCCCACTCAACCCAACTACTCGGGTGATAGCCTTAACGAGAGGACCATACAGGATCTACTGTTTCTAGAGAACCGAGACAGGAAATACGCGGCTGATGTGTACGTTGTCAGGGGCATCTATAACGTACAGGACGCTGATTTCAACCTTTCACAGTTTGGCATGTTCCTACAAAACGACACCCTGTTTCTCACGGTGCATTTAAATGACATAGTAGAGAGGATTGGTAGGAAACCCATGGCGGGAGATGTCATAGAATTCCCACACATGAAAGAAGATTACAGTCTAGATGAAAGCATACCCATAGCACTTAAAAGATACTACGTGGTGGAAGATGTCAACAGGGCCGCGGAGGGATTCTCACAGACATGGTGGCCACACCTACTTAGATTGAAGATGAAGACACTGGTAGATTCTCAGGAGTTTAAAGATATTATTGGCGATGCAACTACTGAAGGATCTGTTGCTAGTTACATGAGTACTTACAACAGAGAAAAAACGATAAACGATCAAATTGTAGCACAGGCAGAGCAGGATGCACCGAAGTCCGGCTTCAATTACAAACAATACTACGTTGCACCAATCGACGAACGTGGAAACATTAGGACCGAAAATGTCAATGACACAGACAGGGTGAGTTCAGACAAAACTGTGAACGCTGTGATAGACACACCAGCAAGTTCACACTACGGTTTCTATCTAGACGGTGATGGTGTAGCACCTAACGGTAACCCTGCCGGGTTTGGTATTTCTTTTCCTACTTCTAACATAGACAAAGGAGATTACTTCTTGAGAACAGACTATCTACCCAATAGATTGTTCCGTTTTGACGGAACCAGATGGGTTAAGATTGAAGATTCTGTTAGAATAACTACAACGAACAACGATTCGCGTGCCAATTATAAAACAAGTTTCGTGAACAACGCTACAGAATCTACAATCAATGGGTTGACCACAAAACAAAGGCAGTCGTTGACTGAAGCACTAAAACCAAAGGCTGACAATTAATGCTACATTTTTACGAAGGGCAGGTTAGAAAATTCCTTACTCAATTCATCAGGATATTGAGCAACTTCTCTGTGGAAACAGGCAAAGGATCCGATGGTACGGTACAGTTGAGAGCAGTACCTGTTGTTTACGGTGACCCAACAAGACAGGTGGCAAATATAATTAGAAACAATTCAGAGAATGCACTAGCATATGCCCCAAAGATAGCCTGTTACGTGAGAGAATTAAACTATGACAGGGATAGGATGCAGAATCCCTATCACATAGAAAAACAACATCTCAGAGAAAGAGATATAGGCAGTGACGGGAATTATACCAACCAATTGGGTGCTGGATACACCATAGAGAAAGTGATGCCATCACCTTTCAGGTTAGAGGTTTCGGCGGACATATGGACAACAAACACCGATCAGAAACTACAGATAATGGAACAGATATTATACCTGTTCAACCCAGACTTCGAGATACAGAAGTCTGACAACTACATAGATTGGACCAGTCTCAGTTACGTAGAACTTACGGGTACAACTTTCAGTTCAAGGACCATACCGGTTGGTGCTGATTCCGAGATCGATGTGGCAACGATGACGTTCAGTATGCCAATATGGTTGTCACCACCTGTGAAGGTCAAGAAACTGGGTGTGGTACAGAAGATCATTATGAGCATTTACGACGACGATGGTGGCATAGCCAAAGGCCTCATAGACGGAGAACTGATGTCTAGGAGTTATGTGACACCAAACAATTTTGGATTACTGGTTACTGGTAATCAATTAAGGTTATTAGGATCAACTGGAACCAACGTTTCGTCGGGAGGTGATGGATTTCATACAGGTGCCCACGCTCCAACAAACTTAGACCCGTTCGAGACATTTGGTCCGGCAGTGAATTGGAAAGTGCTTTTAGATCAATATGGAAAAGTAACAAATGGTACTTCACAAATCAGATTAAAACAGTTCGATGGTGGAGAGATTGTAGGTACAATATCAACAACCACACTTGACGACACAATACTGTTATTCAACATAGATACTGATACTTTGAGGGAAAACAGTTTATCCCCGATCAAGAAGATAATCAATCCAGCGACATTTAATCCGGGCACACCTGCCAACGGTGACAGGTATCTAGTGATTAACGATGTGGGAGACAGCACAGCATCGTTCCAGAGTGACACATGGGGCACACTGGTGGCCAGGGTAGGAGACATAATAGAATACAATAGCACAACTTCAAAGTGGAATATTGCCTTTGATGCGTCAAATCCTGATTCAACACAACATTTTGTGACCAATCTCAACACTGGAATACAGTACAGGTTCAACGGCACAGAGTGGGTCAAATCATACG